TCTGTCAAATCAGGCACAAACAATGTGATGAATTTTAACTATATGCCTGTACCATATAATATATCTTATAATCTATTTTGTTTTACAGCAACTGCTGAAGGCGGATTACAGATTATAGAACAAATTTTACCATATTTTCAACCAGATTATACTGTGACAATTAATGTTGTTCCTGAAATGGGTATAAAAAGAGATGTTCCTATCATACTAAATAATATTAATTACGAAGACAGTTATTCTGGTGATTTTACGACAAGAAGAGCAGTAATCTATACATTAAACTTTACAGCTAAGACATATTTGTATGGACCTGCTTCAACACAAAAAGTTATTAGAGAAACACAATCAGATTTACATACTGATTTACCAGCGGCCACAAGAGAAGAAAGAATAACGGTTGTACCAAATCCAGTAAGTGCTGACGCTGATGACGATTTTGGATTTACTACAACAATATCGTTCTTCCAGGACGCAAAAAATTATAACATTGACAGAGATGAAGATGTATAAATATAAGAAAGAATTAGAGGAAAACTATGCCAATAAGTAAAATCGGTTCAAAGGGTGTAAAAGACGCAGAATTAACAGCTGATGATTTAGCCCCAGGTACTATTACCAATGCAAAATTAGCAGACGCTACTATTGAAAATGCTAAATTAGCAGGTTCAATTGCTAATGATAAATTAGCAAACAGTTCAGTTACATTAAATGGAACAGCAGTATCATTAGGTGGTTCAGCTGACATTGGTACACAATGGCAATCAGTAGTGACAGGCAACACAACTATGGTTGCAGGTCGTGGCTATTTTGTAGATAATTCATCATCAGCAATCACAATGACATTACCTGCTTCACCAAGTGCCGGCGATACAGTAAAAGTTGTAGCTTTAAGTGGCACTACATATACTGTGACTATTGGTCGTAACAGTTCAAATATTCAAGGTGAGGCTTCTGACAGGAATTTTACACAGGATAATCAATCAGAAACTTTTATTTATTCAAATGCAACAGAAGGTTGGACAGTTGAATCAACAACAGTTGACCCACCTAGTTTTATCTCTGCTACAGGTGGAACCACTACTACATCTGGAAATTATAAAATTCACACATTTTTATCTTCAGCAAATTTTGTAGTTTGTTCTATAGGTAATCAAAATCATACGGCAGAATATCTAGTTGTAGCGGGTGGCGCTTCTGGTGCAACTCAACACTCAGGTGGAGGAGGTGCAGGCGGTTATAGAACAAATTATCCATCACCTGATGTAGGCGGTTTTTCTTTAGCATCCCAAACCTATCCAATTACAGTAGGTGGCGGCGGGACACCTCAACCAGGCGCTCCAGGTCAGGATGGTAATCCTGGTTCAAATTCAGTATTCAGCACAATCACATCAACTGGCGGTGGCGGCGGCGGAAGTTATTCAAATAGAAATGGTTTAACTGGTGGTTCTGGCGGCGGCGCAGGCTCTGATAGTGCAACAGGCGGAGCAGGAAATACTCCACCAGTAAGTCCACCTCAAGGAAATCCAGGCGGTAACGGCGCAGCTCATAACACCGGCGGCGGTGGCGGCGGCGGAGGCGGCGGCTCAGCAGCTGCGGGACAAAACGCTGTAGCAGGTCCTACTGGTTATGCTGGTAATGGTGGTGCAGGAACACAAAACAATATATGTGGCAATAATTACTATCACGCAGGTGGCGGTGGCGCAGGCATAATTCAAGCTTGCTCGCCTGTAGGTTCAGGTGATGGTGGTATTGGAGGCGGTGGCGGAGGAGGTAACTCTCGAGCTTCAAACGGTGGCGCTGGAGGCGGTTCAGCAAGAAATTCAGGCACTAACGGCTCATATGGTCCACCTGACGCTAACGGTATCGGAGGTGCTGGTGGTGCAAATACTGGCGGCGGTGGCGGCGGTTCAGGTTCAAATTCAGCTGCTTCAGGTGCAGGCGGTTCAGGTGTTGTAGTTTTAAGATACAGATACCAATAATAACTAACAGGATACTATATCCTGGCATTGACTAAATAATATACATATGATATACTAAGTGAAACGAGGAAGATTATAAAATGAATTTACAAAATTACTATTACTATTTTCAATCAGCATTAACACCAAAATTTGTTGACGATATTGTAGAATACGGCAAACAACATACTGCTGAAATGGCCGTAACAGGTGGTGCCAATGATAAAGGCAACAAAGACGAAAAAGGCAATCTAAAAAAGAAGGCCATTAAAGATATTCAAAAAAAGCGTAAATCTGATATTGTTTGGATGAACGATACTTGGATTTACAAAGAAATTCACCCATACATACACGAAGCAAATCAAAAGGCAGGCTGGAACTTTGATTGGGACTGGTCAGAGTCTTGTCAGTTTACAAAGTATGGTGTAGGTCAATATTATGGCTGGCATTGTGATAGTTGGGACAAACCTTATTCAAGGCCACCATTAGAAGATGGTACTAGACCTATTGACCATGGTAAAATTAGAAAATTATCAGTAACAATTTCTCTTTCACATCCAGATGAATATGTGGGTGGCAATTTAGAATTTGATTTTAGAAATCAAGTTGATTGGGAAAGAAATAAAAAAGCAAAAATCAAATCTTGTGATGAGATTAGACCAAGAGGTTCAATCATTGTCTTTCCAAGTTTTGTCTGGCACAGAGTTGCGCCAGTAACCAAGGGAACTAGATATTCATTAGTCATTTGGAATCTAGGTTACCCATTTAGATAAGGAGTATATAATGGCAGTATATAGTGACCCGAACACGGCTAAAATAGACGAATATTTTAAAACGCCTGTTTGGTTATTTGAAAAACCTGAATGGGTGGACAAAGTAAACAAAGCGTGTGATAAACACATTAAAGAGGCTTACAATAGAGATAAGCCTAAAATGAAAGAACGAGAAAAAGAATGGGGCAAAGCCGACTATAAAAAAATGGGCGACCATGGTTGGTCCTATCATTCTGGTCCTTTACAAGGCGACCCTAAATTAAAAGAGTTACACGATTGGGTTGGCCAAACAGCTTGGAACTTTTTAGATTTTCAAGGTTTTGATTTAAAAGATTACTCAATGTTTTTTACAGAATCTTGGGTACAAGAATTTTCAAAAAGAGGTGGTGGTCATCATAACTCTCATGTTCATTGGGATAATCATGTATCAGCATTTTATTATTTAAAGTGTTCTTCAAAAACATCTATTCCTATCTTTCACGATCCACGACCAGGTGCAATGATGACTAAGTTGCCTGAGAAAGATAAGAAAAATGTAACTCACGCTAGTAGTGCCGTTCATTATGTTCCAAAACCTGGAACACTTATTTTTATACCGGCCTACATAGCACATGAATACGGAATTGACAATGGTTTAGATGAGTTTAGATTTATTCATTTTAACCTACAAGCAGTTAGAAACATGGTATTACAAGGAGTAAAATAATGACACCTGCTTTTAAGAAAAATAACTATATGGTAATAAGAAAGGCAATTGACCCTAAGATTGCTGAGTTTGTAATGAACTATTTTATGATGAAACGACAAGTAGCTCGTACAATGTTTGATGAAAGATTTATTTCACCATTTACGACAGAATGGGGAGTTTGGAACGACCAACAAGCACCTAATACTTATTCACATTATGCTGATGTAGCAATGGAAACTTTATTACTTAAAGTACAACCAAGAATGGAAAAAGAAACAGGTCTTAAATTAATTCCTACTTATGCTTATGCTCGTATCTATAAAAACGGAGATATTTTACATAGGCATAAAGATAGATTTAGTTGTGAAATTTCTACAACAATGAATCTAGGCGGTGATAAATGGCCAATTTACATTGAACCAAATCCTAAAAAAGGTGGCAATACAGGTGAAGATGGTGCTTATGTATCTGAATATACAGATGGTGTTAAAGTAGATTTAAAACCTGGTGATATGTTAGTTTACAAAGGTAATATTTGTGAACATTGGAGAGACCAATTTAATGGACAAGATTGTGCTCAG